CGCAAAACGGTGACAAGCTCAGTTTAACGACATACTAGGTCGGGACGTGCAGAGATGCTGCGGGTGTGTGTACGAAAGACGGGGCACCTAACGGAAGAAGTCGGGTGTGGTCAGTTCGTAGTCCGCCTTGAGGATGGCGGCGCTCGCCGGGGCGGCGAAGTGGTCTCCTAATCCGCAATCACTGGAGAAGAAGAGAAGTTGGTCCATATCCGAGAACTCAAGGTTGTAGCGATTGAAAGCGGCGTCCGAGGTGAAGGTGAGGATCTCGTCTTCATCGGATTCGAGCTTGTGAGCGAGAGTTTCGTCAACGACTCGATCGATCGCATCCTTGGTTTTGGAGGTGAGGGCCAAGGGTGTCCTAGTGCGCTTCATGTTGTCAATGAAGGGTGTACTCACTCGTGGGTACATACCTCGCAAAAGGCTAGATTGAAAATAGAGGGCTCTATCTTCGTAAGTTCCTCGTCCTGGGATGTCTCCATTACAGCGCCCTGAAGAGCGTAGGAGGACTCCGAAGTTGAGGAGGGGTTGCCATCTGCCTCGCACGTCAAGGGCAGGCGAGTGTTTCAAGAATTGGATGTGTTCGAATTTCTCGGCTTGCGTGACGGTGATGATATATCCGGCGCGTGCGGCAGCGCGTTGCATCATCTGGGAGGTGATTCTCTCTTCTGGCAACTCGGCGATGGCGAGGAAGATGAGAAAATTGGCATACACGTTGAGTATGGTCGTGATGGTGGAACCACTATAAAGCATGTATTTGTGTGGCCGGAATACGCATTTGGTGCGATCTTTCTTGCCATACTCGTCGATGGAGTAGATGGCAAAATCGGCCTTGCATTGGCGCAGAAGTCCGTCGGCGCAGTCCTTGTCAGGGCAAAGGTAGCGGAAGACGGCGAAAATGGCATTGGAATGTGAGGCATCACATGACGATATGTCCAGATTTGCGCGAAAGTAGGTGCCGTCGGGTAGACGGATGGCAATACAGGCGTCATCAGAGAAGCAGACAAAATAACCCCGTGCTTTTGGGTTCAATAGATTGTCGAATACTTCCCTGAGAGAAGTGGTGGCGGGCTTTGGGCAAAAGACGAACTCGATCCCATTGTGGGAGAATTCGGCCTTCGCTGTCGAGTATTTGAGGTGCATGGTGATGAAAAATCCCATGAGAGAAGCTAAGACTCCGAGGTCACCGATCCCTCGGGGTTTCTTGCCAAACTTGGCAAGCTCGGCTTTCTTCATCTTGTACTCGAGTCGGTCGTTTCGCAACCATGTACTGGTCTCTGCCATCCCGTCGAAGGAGGCATCGATCCATGCGTTTATCCTGAGCATCCTCTTCTGATGCGGGTCTGAATGGTGGATGCGTGCGCTGGTACGATAGTTGTCGATGTCGGGCCAATTGAACAAAATCGCCTCCTTGTATCTCCGCAGGGTGTGGGAGTGTGTGGCGACGAATGTGGATTGCTTCCTGGAAAGAATGAGTGCCAGGAGCGGGTTGTTCTTGATGGCGGCAAGCATCCTCCGGGAGCCCAGTCGGAAGCAATGATTGCAATTGCAGTACATGATTCCTGTGTGATCAAAACAGGGTCCAAATACTGACTTATAGGTACCGTCTCCACGGTTTGGAATCGTGTGGTCGGAGGGGGGCAGAGTATGACCAGGGAATCTCAATTCCCCGTCAAAGTGTTGGCGGCCAGAGATGCACGTAACCAGGTGTCCAAACCGGTACGGCTCCTCTAGTATGCAACGAACTGCCCTCACTTTGTAAGGTCCTCGCCTGTAGGAGGGGGCGACAGGCGAGTCCCGCGAAAATACGATCCCATCGCGGCAGCTCCTAAGAGGCGCGTCTGGTCGTGGCGGGCGAGGTTCTGGAAGTAGTAGATGGCTGTCATCTTGGTAGCTTGCAGACTGACCTCGGTGTACCTTGCAAAATCTGGATGCTCCGCAATTTTTCGATCAACCCCACTGAGGAACGAGTAATTGGAAGCACCCTTTTCGGTAGTGGTGCGGCGGGTGAACAGGCTGACATCCTTGGATAGGTATGACAGGAGTTCAGGGAATATTTCCACATCCATGACTTGGTTGAAGCCTTGAACGTGGTTGACTCCGTTGGCGTGGTTGCGCCACTTGGACCTACTCCGTTTGGTCTCTTTGGTCCGACGGAGCCATCGTCGGGTGCTCTTGATTTGATCGTAACTCTGGTAGTGCGTATCAATGAGAGCTGACTGATCTTCGACGGTCTGGATTTTGCGCCCACCCGGGATGAGTTGAGCGAACAAGGAACCTACAAACTCGAAGAAAGTCTTGTAGGACTCGGGCCCATCAATGTAGATGAGACGCGATTCCAGCCGGAAGGGGTCGGGTTCGTCACCAAGATCTTCCACCACTGCTTCTTCCGCCTCTTCAGGCTCCTCTGATTCGTCATCTGTGTCTGAAGAGGATGAGGAGGAATCAGCATCGTCACCCTCATCGTGAACTTCTAGCAACGGATTGTCGATGAGGTGGTCATGCTTATGCTTGGGAGGCCAATTGGCGGGGTAGGCGACGGGCACGATCAACGGTTGTTGATTCTCGGGTAGTTGTGCCGGCTTGGCCACTGGTATCTCGGCGAACTTGGCGTCATTGGGGAGGAGCAAGGGGAGCTCACTGGAGGAGGAATCTGATGAATCGGATTCTGATAGATCATCGAATCCGAGGAAGTTCTTCATTTCGATGATGACGGCGTCGTCGGAGTCCTCGTCGTCCTCGTCCTCGTCTTCGTCATCGTCGATCTTATTGGCGATAGTCTGGATGACGTTCTCGACAGGTTCAGGCAAGGGGCTGGCACCTACGGTGATGCCTGTTTGGAGTATGGCCTGCATGGCTTCGAGGCTTGCGCTATTGGCCAACTCATCGAGGTCGACGCCGGCGAACTTACTGATGTCGTGGATGTCAGCAACCGTGAGAGTGCTCGCCATTACAGCGGTATTATTTTGATTGTCAAAATTGGATTGATCACTCTGTTGGTTGAGAATTCCAGGAATCTCGTCGTGGACGTCGCGCACGTCGTGGTAGTGTGGGCGGTTGCACTGTGTGGGTAACTCCTTACAGACAAAAGCTTTGCTCTTCTCGATGATGCGTCGCATGGCTCCTTTGGCGGCTTTCTCCTTCTTGCCCTTTTCGCCACCACCCTTCCCAGCGCCCTTGGTCTTCGGGTGCCAGTGTTTGATTTGACAGAACTCGAACTCGGCGCAAATAGCGAGTGTATCTGTCTCAGCGATGGTGGGTCCTTCTCCTGGGTATCCGAGAGTGGCGTCAAACTTGCGAGGGTGTTTCTTGTTCCTCTTGCGCCTCTCTCTCCTCTTGGAGTTCTTCCTATGCTTGGGGCGACGGGCGTCGCGCGGGTCCTTTCCCCAATTGGCGTGTCGACCCCCCGGACGGGATCGCCACTCCAGCAGGGAGGGATGTAAGTTGGGTTCAGGGGGGTTTTCAGTCCCTGGTGATTTTTCAGTGTCCCTGGCTCCTTTGAGCGGGGATTGCTTCGGTCGTGACCGGGTGTGTTGAGTATGACTCGTGTGAACGTCCTCGTCTTGCGCGAGGGGGACGTCGCTGGGCTTGCTCCCAAGAGCTTCATTCTTTGGATGAAGCGCGCACACTTGTGCTGACACGTGATGCCCTGCGGGCTGGTGGCCGTGACTTAACCGATTTCTATTCATGATCGTGCCTTCCTTTCGGGTCCGGACTTTGTTAGAGTGAGTCATGATAAAAATGCTAAGAAAGATGGTGAGTATGACGGACTCCTCCGTTGGGCGAGGTGCAGACGCCCGCTGCTGCCACGGTAAAACCGTGGCAAGGCCGACCCGGGAGCTGTCCCATCAGTCGGAAAACTTGTGTCAGGCGTCCTAGCAGTTGTGCACGCGGACCTGTCAGCGGATGCTGATGATTATGACGGTATCACCGGCTCTAAGAGCTAGAGGAATGTCCTCATCTGCGTTTGGGCAGTGGGACGACAACGGTACTCTCCTCCTCTGGGGGGGCCAGGGGGAGTTGGACGTTGCGGCTTTCCTCGGCGCGGAGTGCAGCTCGGGTGTACTCTACCTTCTCGGCTCTCAACCTGGCTTGCTGTACCTTGAAGATGTGTTCAGGGTCCTGAAAGCGAGCCATGGAGAGTCTGTACTCGAAGGCCTCATCCGTCCCGTGGAAGGTGACGGAATCGAGACCAGTCATGCCGTCTCGGGTGAGGGCTTGATGGTACTGGTCTAAGAGGTCACGATAGGCGATCTCCTCATCGGTGAGCCCGAGATTGGCGACCACGGCAGGGAGCCGAGGAGCCATGAGGAGGATGTCGTAAGTGACCCAGAGTTCACCGGCTGTGAAAGCTGAGGGAGCACCGGTATTGTAGCCACGCATGCTTCCCCACCAAAGGGACGAGAGGTCCTTGGTGGTGCCGGTACCGGAGTACACGAATTTCACCGGTATGACAGTCTCGTCTGGCGCGCACTCAATGGGGATGAGTTGCGCGGCGGCTGGGGAGCCGGAGGAGGATCCCTGACAGGCAAGAAGCTCTACTTTGGTGTTGGTGGCCGGCGTCTGGAGACCGACGTCGTAAACGGGTGCGAAGGACACGGATCCTAACGCAGCACTGGTGCCGGAGACGGCGTACCCCGAGAGAGGTACGTATTCGTAGCACAATCCCAGAAAGGAGTACTTCTGGAAGTGTTGAGCAACACCGGAGAGCCAAGGGAAGGCGGGCTCATAACCCGGGTTGATGCTAAGCGCAGTGGAGACTGGTGTGGCAGTGGTGCCAGTGTAGATGTCCCCGATGTATTCGCGTCTGCAGATGCGCATCGTGCCCTCGTCGGAGACGTGCATTGTCGGCATTTGTCGGCTGGAAACCGGTGCGACAAGGCTATTGACCTTGGGCTCGGAGGCCATGTCTACGGAGTCTTGTTCGGTCTCAGCGCTAAGCTGGGTGGACCGTTCTTCCTGGTACTCTCCAGCACCGAAGATCCTCCCGACAGCGTTGCCGAGAAATCCTCCGATACCTGCACCGATGGTGTGTCCGATGCTCTTTTTGGGCGCTCGTTCCTCTCGACGCTGCCCGCGCTCGCGGCTTCGACCCCCGCGTGGGTTGCGCCTCTGACGGCGACTTCTTCGTTTTCTTTGTTGATTCGTGATCAATTTGAAACCGGGTGCCATTTGATCAATGACACCCTGACCTAGTGGGTCGGGGACGGTCCAGTTTTCATTTGAAATATTTAGACGCACAGTCGGTCGAAGTCTGTGTGAATATACTCTCCTGTATCTACCTGGCCCCCGCTTCCGCTCCTTCTGCTCCCTCTGTCTAGAACGCGAAATGCTCTGACGGGAGTAAGCTGTGATCACCCCTGTGGCCCGCGGCGTCGAGGACGCCCACAGTTAAGTCATGGAAGGGTGGTTGCACTGACCCCGGTTGTTCGTCAACGCGGGGAGTTTTATAGAGGGGAAGGGCTCGTTACCTAGAAAAAGGGAAAAGGGGTGAG